GGCAATGTAGAGCGTGATGCGATTGGCGCACTGCGGGTGCATCGCGAGGAACTGTTCAATCAATTGAAGCGAGAATCAGCGCGGCGCGAGCGCGCGCAGTTCTGAGGAGCGATTACTTGTTCGCAGCATTGGGCGACATTCAGTTCGAGGTGGTTGGCTCTCCGGAGGGCTACGAATCGGCAGGGGCGTACAATTTCGCCGAGCAGCGGGTGATTGAGAGCAAGCCGCGGCTGCAATGGCTCGGCGACGATCTCCAGCGGCTGAATTTCGAGCTGATGTGGCACTCGTCGTTCACGAATCCTGCCGTTCAGTTGGCGCTATTGCGCGCGACGGCCGCGCAGCATCTCGCGCTGCCGCTGATCTTCGGGGTCGGCACGTACCTCGGTCTCTTTGTGATCGAATCGATTAAAGTGAAATCGATGCAGATGTCGGATCTCGGCGGATTGCTGGCGATCAGGGTCGCAATCGCGCTCAAAGAATGGATACCTGACCAGGCGCTTGCCTCGAGCGCGCCCGTTTCGACAGTTACTCCGCTAGGAATCACGACGGCGTCGACCGCAACCGCCGGCAGTGGTTCGGCCGGATCCACGCCAGGCGTGTCGGCGTTGCTCAGTATCCCGTCCGCGACAGGCGCAAGCGGTCCCAATCTTGAAGCGGACGACGTGCCCGCCGCGGTTATCGTGAGGAGCGCCGCGGGATGACGCCGTCTGGACAGTTCATACTTCACATTACGACGGCCGGTGAGCGCTGGGATCTGTTAGCCTGGCAATACTATGGCGATCCGACTGACTATTCTCCGATCATAATGGCTAATCCGAATGTACCGATTGAGCCGGTATTCGACGCCGGAATATCGATCGCCGTGCCGATCCTGCAGCAGAGCGCCGTGGTCACTGCCGACTTGCCGCCCTGGAAATTGTCTCAGACGGCGAGTGCGTAATGGCTGCGACGGCATCGTATCCAGTTCGTTCGCCGCAATGGATACTCAGTTATTCGGGCGTGAATATTACCGCCGATGTATCGCAAATGGTTATTGCGATCAGATATGTCGATCGGCTCGATGGCGCTTCAGGCGAGCTTGAAGTGGATCTCGAGGATTCCACGAAGCTGTGGCAAGGCTCCTGGTATCCGGCTCTCGGCGACATAGTCAGTCTGCAAATTGGCTATAGCGGCGAGGCTTTGCTGAATTGCGGTGAATTTCAGATCGACGAACTGGAATTGGATGGTCCGCCCGACGTGATGAGACTCCGCTGCCTTGCCGCATACATCACACCGGCGATGCGCACGGCGAATACTGTGGCGTACGAGAACATGGGCATCGTGGAAATAGCGGCGTTAATCGCGGCGAAGTACGGGCTGGTAATGGTGACGGCGTCATCCGAGTCCGAGAGCGATGTGGTGTTTGCCCGCGTCACTCAACGGCGCCAGACGGATCTGGAATTTCTGAAACGCCTCGCGAGCGAGCACAACTTCGATTTCACAGTGCGTGCAGGGCAATTGGTCTTTTACGCGCGGCCGGTGCTCGAGTCCGTACCTGCAGTGATCGCGATTACACGATCAGATACGGTTCGATTCGCCTTTCGGAACCGGACGCGCCGAATCTACGATGGTGCGGAATTCTCGTACTTCGATCCTGACACGAAACAACTGATTACTCAGTCGGTGTCTGCGCCTTCGCCGACGGGAGATACGCTCAAGATCGTCGCGCGCTGTGAAAACGCGCAGCAGGCGCTCGTGAAGGCCGAAGCCGCGCTTCATCTGCATAACATGGTGTTCGTGGACGCATCGATTGAGGGACCGGGGACCACGGTGCTGGTGGCGGGAAACAATGTACAGCTCAGCGGATGGGGCGCGCTGGATGGAACCTACCTGATCGAGACGGCGCAGCATCATTTGGCGCGAGCGACAGGATACTCAACGTCAATTGCAGCACGGCGGATCAACGGATGAATGACATAATCGAATACCGTGAGCGATTTGCCTCGCTGAATCCCACCTTCCGGGTCGGAATCGTAGAGCAGCAGGACACGGCGCGCGCAAAAGTGCGCGTGGTGTTTCCGGATTACGACGAGGTGATCAGCTGGTGGCTGCCGGTTGTTTTTCCCAAGACGCAGAACGACAAGGCGTATTGGATTCCCGACATCGGCGAGCAGGTCGTATGCCTGATGGATCTGCGCGATGAGGCTGGCGCGGTGCTGGGCGCGATTTATTCAGAAGCGGACTTGCCGCCGGTGAATAGCGCCGACAATTTTCATCTCGCGTTCCGGGATGGCACGAGCATCGATTACGATCGCGTCGCGCACGTCCTCGATCTTCTTTTCGAAGACACCACGCAAATCATCTACAACGGCCAGGTGCATCTGCTCGATCTGAAGTTTCAGGACCAGGGCGAGATCAAATACGACGGCACCGAGCACATTCTGACCGTGAGCCTCCCCCAGGGTGCGGCGTTCAATGTTACCGCCAACGGTGCGCAGATGCAGATCGACTCGAGCGGCAACGTCATCATCAGGGCGGCCGGACAGGTGCAGCTCGGAACCGGCCAGTTGGCAGGTGTCGCGCGGCTCGGTGACACGGTTCAAGTCGGCGAGACGACGGGAAAGATCGTGACGGCAAGCACCGACGTGTTGGCGGGATGACGATGCCGGCGGGCGCAATCACACTGGCGGATATCAGGTCGGCTGACTGGTCGTTGGCTCTGGGAGCTATCGGCCAAGTCGTGCAGGGAATCGCCGACGTCGAGCAATGCCTGGGGATAATCGTAACGACACCACAAGGAAGCGATCCGCTGCGGCCGACTTTTGGTGCGGATATCTGGCGGTACATCGATTTTCCGATCAACCTGGCGTTGCCCGCAATCGTGAGCGAACTGACATCGGCGATCACGAGGTGGGAGCCGCGCGTAAATCTTGTTTCGGTGACGGCGCAACCCGTGCTTGACGGAAGCGCGCAATCGGGCGCGCATCTCGACGTGACGCTCAACTGGCAGCTCAAGCTGGGTGCCACTGCGGCGCCGGTTCAGACCACGACCGTGACAATCCCGGGAGCGACGGTCTAGTGCGGGCCGCGCCGACGGCGATGAAAGGATGAGTTGATGAGTGCGGGAATTCCATCGCTGCCGCCGCCAGTGTTCGTCAACGATGCCGACGGGCTCAATCCAAACCTGATCCTTGCCGACATGATCGCCGAGTTCGAGGCAGCCGCGAACCGAACGCTCTACCCGGCGCAGGTCGAGCGCCTGTTGATCAATCTGTATGCGTACCGCGAATCGCTGGTGCGCAACGCGATCCAGTATGCGGCCCAGCAGAATCTGCTCGCCTTCGCGTCGTTTCCGATGCTCGATTATCTCGGTCAACTGCTGGGCGTCACGCGACTGGCGTCGCAGCCCGCGGTGACGACGCTCCAATTCACGCTGGCCAGCGCGCTGACGGTATCGTTCACGATTGCCGCGGGAACGCTGGCCGGCACGAACGACGGGCAGTTTGCTTTTGCGACCAGCGCGACGATCACCATTGCGGCGGGCGCAACCACCGCCAGTGTCGCTGCCGCGGCGACAACTCCAGGAGCGGCTGCGAATGGATACCTGGCGGGGCAGGTCAACGTCCAGCTCAATCCGAATGCCTTGATCGCGAGCGTGAGCAATACGAGCACGACCACCGGTGGATCCGCCCCGGAAACGGACGATCATCTGCGCGCGCGCATTCAGGCTGCGCCTAATCAGTTCAGCGTCGCGGGTCCGATCGGAGCGTACAGGTTTTTTGCGATGGGCGCCGATCCGTCGATCATCGACGCGCAAATTGTCAGTCCGGCGCCCGGATCGGTGAACGCGTATGTGCTGACCGGACCGATTACCGTGCAGCCGGCGGCGGCGCCAAACAGTGCGGGAGTCGCGAACTCCGCGCTGCTTGCGAAAGTGTCCGCGGTGCTGAACGCCGACACTGTGCGTCCGCTCACCGACACCGTCAACGCGCTCGCGGTGACTGAGGTGGACTACCAGATCACCGCGACCGTGACGCTCTACTCGGATGCGGATCCGACCACGACGATCGCCGCGGCGACCACCGCCGTGCAGGAGCTCGCGCTCGAGCTCGCCGCCCAGATTAGGCGCGACATCGTTCCGAGCCAGATAATTGCGGCGCTGTCGGTCGCGGGTGTCTATGGCGTGACGCTCATGGCGCCGGTGCTGACCACGCTGACGGCCGGGCAGTGGGCGAACTGTACGATGATCTCGCTGACGACCGCGTTCAGCACGGAGCACAGCTGATGCCCGAGCTTGCGGCCGCGCCGTCGATCAACGACACGCGCACGCAGGCGTTGCTGGTGCTGATCGCGCGGCTCGGGGCGCTCGATCTCACGACGCTGCTGGTCTACCGAATCGACTCGGTGGTGGAAAGCGCGTTGCCGTTTCTGGCGTGGCAATTCGACATCTTGTCGCCGCTTTGGCAATTAATCGCGCCTGTGTCGCTCGGGGTCGACGCGCTTACGAGCATCGATTTGCTGACCGACGTGGACAATCTGATCGAATCGGGTGGCCTGGTTTCGGAGCAGATGCTGACGGAGGCGGCGGAGCGCGCACTGCTTATGAGCGCCATTCCGTTGCATCGATTTCGCGGTACGCCGTGGGCGATCAAGCAGGCGCTCGCGTCGTTGGGTTGGACGGAGGTCACTCTGCTCGAAGGACAGTCGAGCTGGGGCGGCGATGCGTATCCGTCGAACCAGGGATGGGCGGTGTTCCGTGTCATGATCGATCTCGTGGCCGGGCAGGGTGTCCCAAGTGGCGCGGCATCCACGGCAGCAGCAGCGGTTAATTTCTTCAAGCCGGCGCGCGCGTGGCTGGACTCGATATGGTTTGTGGCGCCGGCGATTTCCGACGCGGGGCCGGCGCCGTCAGACAATTTGACGCTCGGCGGAATTGCCCAGTATCAGATCGACGCGGCGCCCGCGCCCAATGACGACGCGCTGGCTTTTGCGATCGGGACCGCACCGCTGACCGATGCGTACGGTCCGATTGTCCCCGCTTACGACGCTCACTATCTGCACAGCGGGATTACCTACGGCGCCAACGAACCCGCGGTTGCAGATTCGGCGCTGATCGTCAACGGCGCAGCCGTTTTGTACGGAGGTTAAAATGAGAAGGCCGATTGGAATCGTGCGAATCCGTCTGGTCCAGCCAGGCGCTGTCGTGTGGAAATACCAGGGTCACAATCTCTTCGTGAACGCCGGGCTGCCTGCCCTTGCGGCGCTGCTCGGAGGCGATACGACCGGCGAATTCGCGGCTGCGGTGGGATTCGGCTCGGGATCGAACGCGCCGACGGTGACTGACAGCGCGCTGACCGCCCCCGCATATTACAAAGCGCTCGACGGTCATAGCGAGGATGGCAACGGCAGCGTGACCTTCAACTGGTCGCTGACGACGGCGGACACTGGCGCGCAGGGGATAACCATTCAGGAGCTGGCGATATTCGCCAATCATGCCAGCGCGGGACTCCCCGGAACTACCGCGCCGACTCCGATGCTCGCGCGCAAGACGATAGCACCAATAGTCTTTGGCGCGGGAATGAGTATTAGCGGTACGTGGACGCTTACCTTCTGAGGTAGTCAATGGCTACACTAATCGACGCAGCTGAGTTCACCTCCAATGAGGTGTATCAAATTCAGGCAACCGATCCGGTCGAAGGCGCTGCCAGCGGCGCGAGTTTCAGCGGGACAGGTATCTCCAATCAGCCTCATCAGCAACTGGCTAATCGCACCGCATTTCTGAAACAGCGCCAGGACGTAAATATCTCGAATATCGGCGTGTTGCAGGCCTTCCAGGCGCTGTTCACCGGGCTGATGGGCCAGAACGGCTATTTGAAGATCCCGGTCAACGACATCAACAGAGGGCTGGTTCAGTACGTAATCCAATGGGGTCTGATGAACTTCGGCAGCGATCAGACGCAGGGACTTTACGGACCGTATTCCTTTCCGATTGCCTTTCCGAATGCGTGCGTGAACCTGCTGCTGACCACGCTGATACCCGGGACCGGATCGGAAGGCGGCGGCGAAAACGAGTACCAGGTTCCCACCAGCGTGCCGCTGCCGAGCAAGACCCAATTCTATGTGTGGAACAATTATTTCAGCGAGGCGCCGAACCCTGATGTGGCGCGCGGTTTCTACTACCTCGCGATCGGCTTCTAGGGGGCATCGACGAAGGCCGCCGATTGGGGGAATGGTGATGAATTTGAAACGGAAGATTTCACGAATGCTTCGAGGTGTGACGTTCGCCGCGACGATCCTGGTCGTCGCGAGTGTGGAGGCGCTGGCGCAGAATCTGCCACCGCCCGGAGCTTATCAGCCGATCCCCAACTTCACCGGCGTGGGAGCCGGATTGCAGTTCCGCGAAGCGATCAACGATCGATTTTCGGGCGCCCAGCCGATCGCGCCGACGCTCGTTCCAGTCACCGCGGCACAACTTGCAGCGATGCCAGCGATCAATGGAGGCTTGCTCTATTGCACCAACTGTCAAGGCAGTGCGAGTTGCTCATCGGGCGGCAGTGGCGCCGTCGCTTTCGGAATGGGCGGCGACTGGAACTGCAATGTCGCAAATAGCGGCGGCCTGTCCTCGGTCACTAATGATTCTAACGTGACCGGCACTCTAAGCAGCGGCGGAACGCATCTGACAATCGGATGGACCGGGAATCTCCCTGTGTCGCGTGGCGGCAGCGGCTGCCCCGGGGGGCCAATAGTATTCTCAGCATTGCCCGCGTCGCCAGTAACCGGGACGACCTGCACGATTACCGACGCGCAGTCATGCGTAGCTGGAACCGTCGCCGTCGGCGGATATACAACCAACTGCCAGATCACCTGGAACGGAGCAAACTGGATGCCCGCCGGCGGCGCTGCCGGCGGCGTCAGCAATGCCGTTCTCTACGCGGCGAATTACTCCGGCTCGACCTTCGACGTCCAGGTCAATGCATGCCTGGCAGCCCTGCCGGCTGGCGGCGGCACTTGCGATGCGCGCGGGCTGACGGGCGCTCAGACGATGGCGGCGAGCATTACAGTCGGCACCGTGGCGGGGCAGGCGGCGACTCTGCTGTTGCCGGTGGGAACGATCACGCGCGCGAGCGAAAAACAATTCATCTACGGCTCTTACAGCACGATTGTCGGCTCGGGCAGCGGCG